AGATGGAGCCGTAAATTCAGTAAAAGGAGCGGTATCAAATATTGAAAATGCGGCGAAAGAAGAAGTAGGAAAGCTAAAAAAATAAATAAAATTTATTTAAAAAAAAGTAATTCGTATTTCAAAGCTTAGTAATACTTATAAGTAATTAAACTGGTTGCCAATGATTAATCCTAACGTTGCATGGCATAAGTACCTTAATAGCTCTAACCCAATTATTAATAAGTACTTACATACTTTTGGAGATGAATTTTTCCAACAAACATTTCAACGATTAGTACTGGCAATTAAATCAAAAAAATCACACATAATCTTATTTCGTTTTAAAGACTCTGATATAATTTCTAAAATATATCAAAAAGATTATATTCCTGCATTAGAATTACTATTAAACTTATGCATTCGTTTAGAAAAATACGAAATGTGCAGAGATATACATGCTCAATTAAAACTTATTAAATTAAAAAAAGCTAGAGGAACTCCCTCTAAAAAAAAAGTTACGGTGGTACATAACATATAAATTAATATTATGGCTAGGAAAAAAGTAAACGAAGGCAATGAAGAAGTTTCGGTAGAAGTAATGAAAGAATATAAATTATCTTATCCAAAAACAATTAAAAAAATAAAATTTAAAACATATAATCAAAAAAGATTTTACAAAGCAATAGAGCACCCCAATCATAATATTATAATGGGGCATGCTTTGGCAGGGGCAGGAAAAACATACATATCAATACAAAAAGGTTTAGAGTTATTATTACATCGTTTATCACACATTGAAAAATTAATTATCATCAATCCAACGGTTGATGTTGGTAGTGAAGATAAGTTAGGGCATTTACCAGGTGATTTAATGGAAAAAATAGCGGTACATAATGAATCATCTTTATTTATAATGCATAAAATAATCGGACCTGTTGAAACTAAAAAATTGATTGACCAGGGTAAGATTGAATTTAGAGTATTAAATTTTCTTAGAGGTATAAATTTTGAAAAAAGTTATATTATTTTAGATGAAGCACAAAACGCATCGCCACAACAATTGAAAACTTTAATTACTCGTATTTCAGATGATGCTAAATTAGTTATTGAAGGTGACCTTTCTCAATGTGATAAATACAAAAATAATGGGTCACCCGCTTATACAAAAAGTGGATTCTTTGATGTGTGGAAACGATTGGGTAAATTAAAAGGAGTTTATCAGATTGAATTTACAAAAGAAGATTGTATTCGTTCTGGTATCGTTAAAAGAGTATTGGAACGATATGAATTAGAAGAACAAATATTGTTAGGAGAAAATAATCAATATGAGCTAGATTTCAGTTATAATCCATTTGCAAACGAAGAAGAAGGTGTTGAAAATGAAGAAGTTATAACTAATTGATAATCAATGACTTATAAAAGGGGACGTAACTTGTTGATTCTCAACGGGTTATTTCCCCTCTTTTATTTGGTAATCTGAGATATTTTTCGTATCTTTAGTATATAAAGAAAGAGAGATATGAATAGTGTAAAGCAAGTAGTGTGGATTGATATGGATGGAGTTCTAGTGGACTTCGCAAAACAAGTAGAAATTGTTACCAATCGTAGCCCACACTTAAAAGTAGAATACGAAGGTAGATATGACCACATACCAGGTATATTCAGAAACCCACCACCAATTGAAGGAGCTATTGAAGCAGTTAGAAAACTAGCAGAAAGTGGTAAGTATGAATTGTATATAGCAACTGCGGCACCTTGGGGAAATCCATCTTCAGCTATGGATAAACGATATTGGATTGAAGAACACTTCGGAGATTTGTTCCGTAAGAAAATGGTAGTTACACATTTAAAAAATATGTTGAGAGGTGATTATCTAATCGATGATAGAACCGCTAATGGAGCTGGAGAATTTGAAGGTGAACTATTACGATTTGGTTGGGCTTATGAAACTGAAACTTGGAACGAATACCCGACTTGGGAATCAATACTTAAAAAATTGTTATAATGAAAAAATTAATACCCCTTTTAATTTTATTTACAGCGTGTACAAAAGAAGATGAATATATTCCACAAAAAGAATATACAATCACAATTGATTCCGTATTAACTCAAAACGGCTTAAAGAGTTTGCCAAAAGACCAAAATGGATTTTATCATTTAAAGGTTACATCTATTGGTACACCTCAATCGCATAGAGTTACCGGTAGGATTTTAGTTAATGGTAAAGAACCATATCCCAACGAAAACGTTAATTTTGAAAGTAATCTTTATTGGTGGTTGAGACGTGGTGATGAAATTGTAACTATTACCAAAACGTATATAAACTATTTTACAGGACAATTTACAATAGTTAATTTACCCGCGCTAATATCAAATAAAGATGAATTAGTGCCTACAACAAATGGTTCATCTTATAGTGGTAAAGGTGGCGAGATAAATACAATAATATCTCCAATTAGGGAAATGATTGGTGATACACTTGTTTTAAAAACATCACATTCAATATCCAATAAAAATATATACACTAAAATAGTTTTAGACTGATGAGGAAAAAAGAAGTTAAATTACCAATGACACCAATTACTGAATCAACTTTTATAAGACAGGGTTGGACGAAAATTGTAGGTGGTGATGGTATTGGGGAAGATGGTGAGGGTGAAGATGGTCATTATTATTGGACATTGGCAATTCCAAAATATCGAAACGATGAATTTTCACCACAACTAATATCCAATTCAACAGATGAACAATTAATGCTTAAAGAAATTGGATTAAAGAAAGGTCAATTTTTTATTGAAATGATGGATATGGATGGATTGGGGTGGTGTGGTAGCGAAGAAGAACTTGATGTATTATATTCAGCCCTATGTGGCGAGGATATTGAAGAAAATTTGGAAAATTAAAAATAAATTAGTATATTTGTATTATGAAAAATTATAACGAAAAACAATTGGAAGAAAATTACGAAAAGTTTTTGAACTTAGTTCGTAAGGCGTGTAGTTCTAATCCTGAAAGATTGGAAAAATTATTAAAAATGTATTCTATGGACGAATTAGGTCCTAATTTAATTATATCACCAGCTAGTGGTAATTTAAATTATCACAATGCATATGAAGGTGGATATATAGACCACATTTTAAATGTTTGTAAAAATTCACTTCGTATGAAAAAATTATATGAAGAAGCAGGGGGTATTATAGATTTTACCGATGACCAATTATTGTTTGCGGCACTTCATCATGATTTAGGAAAATTGGGTATTAAAGATGAATTGCATTATGTACCAAATGATTCAAAATGGCATATTGATAATAGAGGTGAACTATACAAACGAAATGAAAATATTCCGTTTATGAGTATTACTGATAGAACATTTTTTACGTTAAACCATTATGGTATTCAGTATAGTGAAAATGAATATTTTGGTATTAAACTTACCGATGGGTTATATGATGATGATAACGAAAAGTATTTCAAAACATATGATACTTCAAAATATCTTCGCTCTAAGATTCAATATATACTACATTGGGCAGACCATATGAGTACAATTATTGAAAGACAAACGGCATAAATTTTAATTTCATTATATTTATAAACTGATAGAGCTGGCCAGCATATCAGCGTATCATCCAAACGGAGATACAAACTAACGCTTAAACAAAAGGTAAAAATGAAAAATCAAATTCAAAAGGGATTCCCTATTCCCCAATTTAGGGACGAGTTCTTCTCACCATTAGATACTTTATTTGATAAAGTATTTTCAGAATCATTTCCTGAATTATCAAAGGAAATTGGTATCAACGCATTCCAACAAGCAGCTTATCCAAAATGTGACATCATTAACTTTGATGACCGTATTGAGATTGTAGCAGAAGTTCCGGGATTAACTAAAGAACAACTTACCATTGATGTAGATGGTGATGTGATTACACTAAAAGGAGAAAAATCAAGTAAAGCAACCGAAAAAGAAGGTGGAGTATATCTTCGTAGAGAAGTTAAACGTTCATCATTCTTAAGAAGTTTTACAGCTGATTCTAAAATCTTTGATTTAGATGGAATTAAAGCATCATTCGAAGATGGTGTATTAGAGTTACAAATACCAAAGAGAGAACCCGAAAAACCAAAGAAACGAACGGTTTCAATTGGTTAATTTATTCTAAACAACAAACTAACAATAAGTGGGGGTGGTTAATTTCACCCTCATTTTTATTTTGAGTATATTTATATATACAATTTAAAAAACAAATTATGAAACCAGAATACAAAATGAGAGCTCAGGAGCATTTGGAAGCTATCACTAAAAGAGCTAAAGTTATTGCTGAAATGTTAAAGGGTGAAAGACCTGCAGACCAAGCACAAGCAATCAAGTTATCAAATGAAATCGAAAGATTAGTAGAATTGACAACAAACATAGTAGATTTATCGTAATATGAATTGGTTAAAGTATTTAGTTGGATTATCAGCAATTGTTGTTGCAGGGTGTGCAGCTTATTTTTCCGTAACTGGGTTGGGGGTTCTTTTTGCAGGAGCAACCATATCGGTAATGGTAATGGCTGGTGCATTAGAATTCGCTAAATTAGTAGCCGCAACATATCTAAAACAACAATGGGATACTATTAAAGGGTTTAATAAATGGTACTTGGCTACATCGGTAGCTACCTTAATGTTAATCACTTCGGCAGGTATCTTTGGATATCTATCAAATGCTTTCCAACAACAAAACTTAGAACTACAAAAGGTTGAAAGAGATATTGCAGTATATCAAACTCAAATCACAAAAAATGATACTGAGATTGCTCGTTATACAAATCAATTAAACAATCAGCAAAATATCCGTAATTCACAAGAGAGTAACTTATCCAAACAAATTGATAAAGATAAATCTACATCAAGAGTTACACAAATGATTAAAACTGCCGATAAGGAAATTGCATCAGTATCCAAACGTATTGATGAACTAACTATACAAAATAATGTAGCATTAGATTCAATCAATTCAATTAAGAATAACAATATTGAATTGGAAAGAGAAGTAGGTGGATTTCGTTTCGTAGCGGAAGCATTTAATGTTCCACTTAACGATGTTGTGAAATTCTTTATCCTTATAATCGTATTGGTATTTGACCCATTGGCAGTGGCACTTATTATTGCGTTCAATGGTTTGATTATGCAACCTAAAAAAGATGATGATGATTTATCAGATTGGGATGCTACATTAGGAGATGGATTGGATGAAGATGATATATCCGAACATATTCCAAATTCGAATAAGGAATATGAGGTGTATGGTGATAAGAAAAGACGAGGAGATTTATTAGCCGAAATGATGAAAAATGACCAAGAGTTAGGATTATATGATGAACCAATAACTCTATCAGAAAAAGATGCGGAAATATTCTTTAATGAAATAGAAAATCCATCAGACCCAAACGCACAATTAGTTAATGCAGCTACTCAATACAATGAGGACATAAAAAAAAACAAAATTGATTCCGATACAACAAATGTGGAAGAAGATGAAGTAACATTAACCGATGAAGAAAAGAAAGCATTGGAGCCTGAAATTACTGATGAGATACTAATGAACCTTCAAACTGATTACTCAAAGAGACCTATTGATTATGATGGTGATGGTACTATTGATGGTTATGATACCGATGGTGATGGTATAATAAACATTGTGAGAGCAGAACACCCATCTAGAGCAGCTGCAATTAAAAATATGTTACCCTACTACGCTAAGCCTGAATTTAATTGGGATGATAGAAGGAATTGGATAAATGACCAAAATGCGGTTAATTATTGGATAAAAAATATCAAGCCTTCTCAATACCCAACTGATTTCTCCGGAAAATCTTATTAATATTTGGTAAACTGAATATTTTTTCGTATATTTGTATAACAACAAATTATACCAAAATGATAAACTTAGGATACGCATGTATTAATATGAGTATGGGTAAAAAAGTAACTACTAACCGAGCTATGGTTAAACGTACTTTTCAATCCAAAGGTTTAGATTATGTTTCCGAACTTGCATTACTCAATGCAAAAGATATCATTAAAATTTTAGAGTGGAATCGATTAAACAATATATCTTTATTTAGATTATCGTCTACTATTGTTCCGTGGGGAGACCATATTGATTTAACCCAATTAAAAGATTACAAAGAAATTAAGAGTGAATTGAAGAAAGCTGGTGATTACGCTAAGTTTTGGAATATGAGAGTTAATTCGCATCCCGGTCCATTCGTTGTATTAACTTCTCCAAAGGAAGAAGTAGTTAATAATGCAATTGCTGATTTAGAATTACATGGTAAAATATTTGATATGATGGGATTATCTAAGACCCGATTTAACAATATCAATATTCATTGTAATGGAGTATATGGCGATAAGCAATCTGCAATGGATAGATTTATCCAAAACTTTAAAAGATTATCTCCATCAGTTCGTAATAGACTTACAATAGAGAACGATGATAAGGCTTCTATGTATTCGGTTAAAGACCTTATGTACATACATAATCATACAAAAATTCCAATTGTATTTGATTATCACCACCACCAATTTTGTACAGGCGGATTGAGTGAGGAAGAAGCTCTTAAATTGGCGGCAACAACTTGGCCTAAAGATATTAAGCAAGAAGTACATTATTCAGAATCAAAAGCATTGCACGAAAACAATCCAAAAGAAAAACCACAAGCTCATTCAATCTATATTAACGCACTTCCAAATACATACGGATTGGATGTAGATGTTATGGTGGAGGCAAAGGGAAAAGAATTGGCAATATTACCTTTTATTAAATGATAACATATACAGCCATATTAGTATTTCAAGTTCTTTTCAATGTGTTTAAAACAATGGAAATTAAATATACATACGAAAATAGATTAAAAGATTTATTACTTAATTCAGTATGGATTAACTTAGTATCTTTAGCTGGTATGTATTTTTCATTACAACCATTGTTATTTGAAAAAGATTATTTGGTGTTACCTTTTTATATTGGAGGTAGTGTATTGGGTAAGTGGGTAGCTATGACTCAAATGGATAATCAAGAATCTAAGTTATTTATTTTCTTTAGAAGTAAAACCGAAAAACCTAAAAAAAATGCTCGTACCAAAGCTAATTGATGTAACTCCATTTGAGCCTTTAATTATTAAAGCGCATTATGATGGATTTGATTTTAAAAAATTAGAACCTATTTGTGATGATTTAATAAACACTACAAATATAAAAACGCATTTGGAAACAGGAGATGCAGCGAGTTCTGCACCTAATAAATACAAAGCTCCGCATACAATATCTGAGTTTAAAGAATTTTATAAATGGTTGGATGAAATATCTCAACACATTATTTTAAATGAATGGAAAATGTACAAAGGACACGATTATAAAGTTTCTAATTCTTGGGTGAACTTTCACGGAAAGGGCGGTGTTACTGAAAAACATCATCATGGACCAACAACATTAACTACCGCTGCTTATTTAAATATGCCTGATGGTGGTGGATACATTGAATTTAGAGACCCATTGGAATATCACAAAGGGTTTTATATGAAGCAATATGATGATGAAATGTATGGATGGAAAACAATACCTGCAATCACCGGTGATGTAATATTTTTTCCTGGTTATATTAGACATAGAACACAAGCTAATACGAACCCAACTGAAAAAAGATGGGTATTAACATCAAACTATATGAATTATTAATTATGGCAAAAGGAATATTAGAATTTGATTTAAATGAACCAGATGATATAATGGCTCATAAACGAGCTATTAAAGCAACCGATATGGCTATGGCATTGTGGGATATCACACATAATACAAAAAAAGGATTGGAGTGGAGTATGGAAGGTAAGGAGATTGATAAATACGAAGCATTAGAATTAGTATATGAAAAGATATACGAAATTTTGGAAGAACATAATATTAAATTGGATGATATAATATACTAACAAATGAATACATTAGATAAAAAATACCAAGACCTACTGCAAGATATTTTAGATAATGGAGTGCATAAATCAGATAGAACTGGTACAGGTACAATATCGGTATTTGGTAGACAGATTAGACATAATATGAAGCAAGGGTTTCCAATCCTAACTACAAAAAAAGTTGCATGGAAAGGAGTTGTATCGGAACTACTTTGGTTTCTAACCGGCCAAACTAATATTTCTTTTTTATTAAAACACAACAATCATATTTGGGATGGTGATGCATATAAAAATTATGCAGCTAAAACATCATTGGATGTAGATGGTCAATATACAAAAGAACAATTCATTGAAAGGATACAAACTGATAATGAGTTTGCTAAAGTGTGGGGAGAGTTAGGACCAATCTATGGAAAGCAATGGAGAAAGTGGACCGGTAAAAATGGAAGGATTGACCAAATTCAAAAACTAATCAATGAGCTTAAAACAAATCCTGACAGTAGAAGATTGATGGTTAGTGCTTGGAATGTGGATGAGCTAGACCAAATGGTTTTACCTCCGTGTCATTATGGGTTTCAAGTTTATACAAGAGAAGAAGATGGTAAACGATATATTTCTTTAATGTGGAATCAACGAAGTGTGGATACATTTTTAGGATTACCATTTAACATTGCTTCATATGGATTACTACTTCATATTATAGCAAATGAAGTGAGTATGATACCTGATGAATTGATTGGTAATTTAGGTGACACTCATTTGTATTTAAACCACATTGAACAGGCGAAAGAACAAATCAGTAGAGACCCATTTGATTTACCACAACTAAAAACCGATGCAAAGTTAGATGGTATATGTTGTAATACACCTGATGATTTTGTATTAGAAGGATATCAATATCACCCAGCAATCAAAGCACCTTTAAGTAATTAATATGGATTATAGAATTATAGATATATTTCCAACGGCAGTTATGAAATTTAAATTGGGTAGAAATTTAAATAAAGCCGAAATAGATTTTGTTAATCTGCATGAAAGTAAACACTACCAAAATGCAGGAAATACATATTCTAGAAATACTTTTATTTTAAATGAAGATGAAATGAACCATATTTCTGAATTCTGTAATAATTCACTTCAAATATATTTTGAAAAAGTAATAAACCCTTTAACGGATACAAATATTAAAATAACACAAAGTTGGTTAAACTATACAAATACTAAAGGATTTCATCACGAACATGACCATCCAAATAGTATCATAAGTGGTGTATTTTATTTTTCGGCGGATAAAGAAAAAGATATAATAGCTTTTAATAGACTTCCATCAAATAAACAAATTCAAATCTTTTATAAAGAAGCTAATGATTACAATACAATACAAACTGATATAAAAGTTGAAACAGGTGATTTAGTTTTATTTCCTTCCTATATCCCACATTTTGTACCACCGGTAGAAAGTTCAAAGAAAAGAATAAGTTTAGCTTTCAATTCATTTGTTTATGGAGAACTTGGATTACCTCAAGCTTTAAATTATGTTAAAATATAAAAATATGGCAAATAAATTTTATGAAATTATAGATACCCCAATAAAAGAAATTGGTGAAAAGGTTTATCAAGTATCTACGTTTAATCTTAACTTAAAAGATTTTTTAAAAACCTATTTCGATAAAGAACTGTACATTTATGGTCCTTCAATCGAAACTAATCAAATTAGAGCAATAATCATTTAATTATGGCAACAATAGATGTAAAAATCCAGCACCCAAAGAGGGTAGAAAAACAGTGGGGTTATGAATTATGGATTCATAATGACCCACAATATTGTGGTAAACTTTTAGTATTCACAAATTCGGGTAATAAATTTTCAATGCATTATCATATGTTGAAAAATGAAACTTGGTACATTCAAGAAGGAGCATTTCAATTTGATTGGATTGATGGTGAGAAAGCAGAAAGATGTTATACTCAATTACAAAAAGGCGATGTAGTTTATATCCAAAAAGGATTACCACACCAACTAACCGCACTAAGTGATAATTCAGTTGTATTCGAAGTTAGTACCGAACACTTTGATGAAGATTCATATCGTGTTTATAGAAATGGACCACAAGATTTAGAATAATGACATATATAATAAAACATCTACCTGAAGTAGACGAATTAAAAAAAGAATTAGAAGAACACCCAAATAATATAGAGATATATATGAAATATATGGGGTTTCAAGGACCAGAAGGTTCAACAGATTATTTGACAAAAAAAATAGAAGAACATATTAAAAATAAAAAAAATGAAAGTACAAAAAATTAACGAATCTCCTATTACACAAGAAGATGTAGCTTTATACAAAGATGCAATATCTAAATTAGACGGATTTGTATTCAATGCATCTGATGTTAATATCGATAAAAGAATTATAACAATTCGTTTGGGCAATATTGAAGATGAATTAACATTGGTAAATCCAAAAGTTATAAAATATTCAGAAACACCATTGGTTTATTTTGAAAAAGATACAAACAAATCTAACAAAGTTAGAAAGACAATTAGAGCTCCTTATCTTCTTATTGATACTGATAATTTAGGAAAAGTTGAATTCAAAGCCGAAAAGAACGATTGGAAAAACTCTGATGAATTTTTTGGAGATGTTGGGTTATTAGAATGTGTATTAGTACAAAGGGCAATTGATGCAATTAATGATATTGATATCACACATACATCACGTCAATATTCAGAAACTATTACAAAAGATAAAGAGCCTGGTAGAAATGAAAGAGTTATGTTACAAGGGCCTGCTGGTGAAATGGAATTTGTAAAAAGTAAAAAGGTTGATTCCTACCTACAAAAAGGATGGAACTTAATTTAATTCTAAACAAATGGCAAAATTAATATTTATCATAGAAGAAGAAGAAAATAGAGAAGCCTCTAAAATAGAATTTGAAGTACCAAACGATATGGATGTTTGGGAATATAAAAGAATGTGTATCCGAATGGCAGGTGCAATGGGATACGCATCGTTATCGGTAAGAAAAGCATTTGGAATAGAATATAAAAAAGATTTGAATACTGAATTCAACGAAATATTAAAACAAGCCTTTAGTGGCTCACTTGTATAATATGGAGATTTTAGAATTAAAAGAATTAGTAGTTAAGCAACAAGAACAAATTCTTACATTGCAAATATTAGTTCAAACATTAGTGGATGAGTTGGTAGAAACTGGAGTTGTTGAAGATGAAACTTTGGATATTCGTTTAAAAGAAAGAATAACTGGTATTAAATCCCAAATGAATGAGATGCGAAAGGAAGCATATAAAAACATTCCTTTTTCATATGGAGGACCTATGGGAGAAGCCTAATTTGGTATTCTCACAAAAATGTTGTATATTTGTATATTAATTAAAAACTTATGGAATACCTAA